TTTTTCGAGGTCCTTCGGGACCGCCGTGAGGACCTCCAGGAGTGGCTGTATCGAAATCCGTTCTCGCGATCGGATCGGACACACTACCGTGTCGGCGAAGACTTCGACCACGACCAGTTCATCGACACCCTACGCGATCGCGACGCGAAATGGATCGTCTCCTACGGCGATCTTCCGCCCGGTCTCGAGGACGTCGCCGAGACTGTCGCCACGTATACGGCGATGTATTCGATGAGTTACGACGAGCAGCGCCAGGAGCGCACGGAACACCTGGCGATGAATTTCGACCCGGGCGACGAGACGCGGTTCTCTCCCGCGGCTCAGAAGACATTGGCCGGAGGATATCGAGATGCCTGACGACCAGCACGACGTGACCGCCCGGGAAGCGTTGACCGTCGCGCAAAGGGCGCTCGCCAAATGCGTCGAAATCGAGCGCGCACTCGACGACGTCCACGACTTGGAAGCTGACGTTAGACAGCTCGAATCAGTCGTCGCCGAGCTGGAGGACGAAGATGAGTAACGACACGCCCGATGTGTCGGCGCGGGACGCCCTCGAGATTGCGCAAAACGCCCTCCAGCAGGCGAACGACGCCGACCAGCACGAGGAGATCCAGGCGTTGCAAGACCGCGTCACTGCGCTCGAGCTCCGGACCTCCGAGTGGGCTGATGACCGCGAGTACTCTGAGTTCACGCTTGATATGAAAGTCGGCTTGGTTCGGGAACACGCGTTCAATAAAGCCGTCGACGGAACCGGCCGCGCGACCTTGGATTACGACGACGTCCAATGGGAAGTCTTCGATGGCCGACCGAGCCCGATGCACTGTTATAAGCTCCTCCGGCTTGCCGCTCAGGCTCGAGGATTTGACTATGAAGCGGCCGCGTCGCCGAAACGCCTGACCGTTGACGCCCAGGAGGCCCGTCGGGGTGCCGCGTTTTATCCCGAAAATAAAACCGAGGAGGAGGACCCCCTGCGATGACCATACCGACCCGTGGTGGGAAACCACCTCCCTTGTACTACTACACAAACGCAGTTGTGTAAATAACGGTTCGCTACGGCGGAGTCCGCCGACCAAGACGCCGCCAGACGCCGCCACAGACGGCCACACAGGCCCCCGGGTACCCCCGAGAATCCGTTTTATTTTCGGGATAAAACCCAACACGCTGACACGATGCCACCCCAACACCACCACACCCCAATCAACACACCCGACCTCGTCGACCAGCTCCAAGAGTTCCTCGACCGGTACCGACACGACGGTCTCAACCGGTTACTCGAGCACTACCCCGACCAGAAGCATCTCGCCATCGAGTACACCGACCTCCACCGATACGACGCCGACCTCGCCACCGACCTCCTCCACGAGCCCAACACCATCCTCGAACAGTTCCACACCGCACTCGAAACGTACGACGCCCCCATCGACATCACGCTCGAGGACGCGACGGTCGGCATCCACACCCTCCCCGACACCCTCGTCTACCATCCCGGCGGGTTCAGCCCGACCGACGAAGCCGGCCACTATCGCGAAATACGCGGGGAGGTCTCGAAAGCCACCGGCGTCTACTCTCGGCTCGTCACGGCGGTGTTCGAGTGCCAGCGCTGTGGGACGACCACGACCATCCCCCAAGCCGGAGACGAGTTCCAGGAGCCGCACGAATGCCAGGGGTGTGAGCGCGACGGCCCATACGAGCTCAACCTCGAGCGCTCAGAGTATATCGACGCGCAGGCGTTGCGGGTGCAGACGCCGCCGGAGCACACTTCCGGGACGGGCCAGTACCTCGACGTCCGGCTCGAGGGCGACCAAGCAGACACCTCGGAAGTCGGCGATCGCGTCACCGTGGCGGGCGTGCTCCGTCTCGAGCAAAAAACGGAGGGCCGCCGGCGGACCGCGAAGTTCGAACCCTACCTCGACGCCACCCACGTCACGCTCGACGACACATCCCAGCAGGCCCTCGACGCAACGAGCGACGAACGCGACCGGATCCACGCGCTCGCCGACGGCAACGAGGGCGACCCGCTGGATGTGGCCGCGGCCTCACTCGCACCCACGTTGTACGCGGACGAGAAGCTCCAACAAGTGCAGCGGATGCTTGTCCTCGCGATGGTCGGTGGGAGCCGGGTTGAGTACACCGACGGCAGCCACAACCGCGGCGCCTTCCACATGCTCCTCCTCGGTGACCCGGGAACAGCGAAGTCGAAACTCATTGAGCGCGTCGAACACGTGGGGCGGCGGACCGTCGGCGTCAGCGGCAAAGGCGCCACGATCGCCGGTGTCACCGCATCCGCCGAACAGGACGACTTCGGCGACGCCAGCGAGTGGACCCTCTCCGCCGGGGCGTTCGTCGAGGCGAACGGCGGCCTCGTGGCGATTGACGAACTCGACGACATGCCGAGCGAGGTCCGCTCAGCGATGCTCGAACCCATGAGCAAGCAAACCATCCACATCAGTAAAGCCGGGATCAACACCACACTCCACGCCCAGACCGGCGTCGTCGCCGCCGGCAACCCACGAGACGGCCGGTTTGACCCCTACCAACAGACGCACGAGCAGTTCAACCTCGAAGCCAGCCTCCTCAGCCGGTTCGACCTCATTTACACTTTGACCGATCAGCCGGATGAGGAGCGTGATGAGCGGGTGGTCGGCCAGATCGCCGGCGCCCGCGACGCCGCCAAACGAGACATGCGCAACCTCACCGTTCCCAGCGAGGACCAAGCCCGCATCGAGACGCCCGTCGAGCCCGAGATCCTCCGGACGTGGATCGCGCTCGCCGGCCAGCAGCCCGCACCGGTCTTCGCCAGCGACGACGTCCGTGGGATGCTCGAGTCGGCGTTCGCCGAGTTACGCGGCGCACGGGGATACGAGGAAGACGGCGCCGTTCCAGTTGTGTATCGGAAGTTCGAGGGGATTCTCCGGATCGCCGAAGCCGCGGCGAAACTCGAGTTTAGCGAGACGATTGAGGAGCGGCATGCGGAGACGGCGATGGCGGCGGTCGGGGAGTCGATGCGGGATTACGGCCGGGACGAAGACGGCCGCCTCGATGCTGACATCCAGGAGACCGGGGCGTCGAAGAGTCAGCGCGAGAAAATCCAAGCGGTCGCCGACATCATCCAAGAGCAACAGCGCGACCACGACGACGGGAGCGTGCCGTATGACGACATCGTTGAGGCGGGCGTTGCGGCGGGCCTGACCGAGCGCAACGTCGAGGGCGTGGTGAAGAAACTCAGGGATAAGGGCTCGGTGTACGAGCCCGAGCAGGGACGCCTGAAATTCGTCGGCCTTTAGCAACCGTCGCCTTAAACCGTGGGCCGCGAAGCGCGCGAAGTGAGCGAGGCGCGTGAAACGCGCGAGGTGAGCGAGGCTTGCCAATCGCCCGTTTTTACTTCCAGTCAGGTTTCCAACTCCAAAACGCCGCGCCGTCCGTTGGGACACCTACCCTTTTTCACGGAGGACTCAACTACTCCCTTGTAACGAGCTGTCGCGCTCAGCACTCACAATGCTGGTCGCCGACAGCCCCCCGCTTCTCATGTCCGTCACAATCACCCACCAGCAGCGCTACACCTGCGCCCACGACAACTGCGACAACCACCGAACCTCATCGTCGAGCGTCGACGGCTCCTACTGCAGCCGAGACTGCGCCGATCACGCTTACGGCGCCGCGCTCCTCAACGATATCAAGCAGGATCACCGATTCTGCTGGAGCTGCTTCCGCCAACGCAAACGCGTCGAACGACCACCCAAAGAAGCCCTCCGCGGCCTCGGCCACGTTACCGCCGACGCCGTCATCGGCTACCAATCACCCACCCCAGCAGTCCAAAAAGGGGACTACGGCCTCGAATGCACGTGTGGCGCCGTCACCCACAACACTCCCGACTGGAACCGCCGCAAACACGGGCCCTACTGCTGGTACCTCGCCAACGCAACCCGTCGCCTCCGGGCGGACGGCCGACGCGATACCACCATCAACCCCGCATGCTTAGCTGACGAACTCTGGTCGGATGGCGACCAAGACGTCTCGCTCGAGCTGGCCGTCGGACGCGCACTCAACAAATGACCACTAATGGAGACACTCGAATACGCCCGCGCTGCCGGCGGCATCATCACCATCGCCGCCCTCGTCAGCCTCCTCATCCTCGACTTCTGGTTCACATCTCGCGTCCTCAACATCCAGACCGTCGTCATCCTCCTCACCCTCATCAGCGCCCTCCTCGGCGTCGACATCGCAACCGACAAACTCGGGATCAACATCACCACCACCGACAACGACAATAACACGGATTCATGACGCATACCCCCAGTCCACATTGGGTCGACATCATCGGCTTAGCGGCCGGGCTCCTCGGCATGAGCATCGCCACCTGGCTCCAGCTCGTCACCCGGCGGGACGTCGACGAGGGCTGGGTCGTCCTCTTCCTCGCCATCGGCCTCGGCCTCACCTTCATCAACGTCGAACCCCTGTGGCCGAGCGGCAGCGAAATCATCCTTATCGCCCGCGCCGCCGGCTACCTCCTCATCATCTGTTTCGAAATCGCGATGGCCTACCACGTCCACACCACCTACGATGACTGACGACAAGATCTGTGCCTCAACAGACACCGTCAGTGGCGACCCGTGTCAACGCAGCGCTGGATGGGGCCGCAACACCGAGACCGGCCCGTGTATCGACCACGCCGACGGCGACGGCGGCACCGGCCGACACACACTCCTCGAACAAAACGACGCCATCACGGACCTCGTCGCCGGCGAACTCCAACACGGCGCAACGGTGCCAGAAGCCTGTGCGGAAGCCGGCATCGGCACCACCTCATATCACGACTGGCGCCGAAAAGGCAAATCCGACGACGCACCCGACGAGTTTGCGGAGTTCTTGGAGGAAACAACGCGCGCACGGCGAATCGGCGCCAAGCGCGACCGCGAGCGACTCAAGGAGCTGATCGCCGACAACGGCGACACGCGGACCTATTACAAGCTGCACCACGACCAGTACGGCGATAGTTACGACGAGGAGGGCGGCGACGGCGACGCGGCCGACGGCATCCCGCTGGTCGTCCCGGAGACCGCACAGCCTGACCCATGAGCGCGACACCAGCGGGGTACAAGCCGCTGGATGCCGGTGATTTCACCACGCCGACGGCCGAACGGTTCAGCGAGGACCGGCGCGATGACCGACTCGAGCCGCTCCCCTACCAGCGAAACCTCTTGGAGTACGGTCCGACGTACACGGCCTTCGTCTCCGGGATCGGGGCCGGCAAGACGACCGCATTGATCCAGCGTATCGGCCTCAACACCTCCTACTGGAACGCCGGCGAGACAGGTGTCGTTATCACGCCGACCGTTCCGTCGCTGCGGAACGTCCTCATCCCGGAACTGCGAAAGTGGGGCTATCTCGCGATCGGCGAGTGGGAGCCGTCGAAAAAGCGGTGGACGCTCCCGAACGGGTCAACGGTCATCTTCGAAAGCGCGGACAACAGCCGGAAGATCCAGCGGCTTCGCGGCCCGAACATCGCGTGGTTCGGGATGGACGAGCCGTCGTCGATCGCTGCAAAGGCGTGGGACATCATGGTTGGCCGCCTCCGCGAAGGACCCTACCTCAACGCGTTTATCGCGGGCACGCCGAAGGGCTACAATTGGGTCTACGATACGTTCGCCGGCGACGACGCCCTCGACGATGTCAATCTCGTTGGCGGTGTCACCACGAAAGACAACCCACATCTTCCGGACACCTACACCGAGGAGATCGTCGAGCAGTACGAGGGCCGCTTCTACGAGCAAGAGGTTCTCGGTGAGTTCACTGACTTTGAGGGCTTGGTGTATCCGTGGTTTGACGAGGACAACCTCACCGACGAGCCGATTGACGACTATGATGAGGTCATCTATGGCGTTGACTGGGGGCATAACAACCCGGCCGTTATCCTCGCTGTCGTCCGGCGGGGTGACGAGTGGACGGTCGTTGACGAGTGGTACGAGCGTCGGTGTACGGTGCAGGACCACTCGCGGGCGGCCGAGACGATGATCAATGAGTGGGGTGACGGCCCGGTGTATTGTGATCCGTCGGAGCCGGCGAACATCGAGCAGTTCAATCGCGACGGCTTGCCGGCGACGGGCGGTGAGAACGACGTCACTCCCGGGATCCAGTACGTCGCGTCGCTGGCTGATGATTTCCAGGTCTCGGCTGCGTGTCAAAACGTTCGCAACGAGTTTAGCCAGTACCAGTATCGTGATGGCGGCGATGGTGATCGCCCGTTGAAGCAGCACGATCACGCGATGGACGCCGCTCGCTACGCGCTCTTTAGTCACGACAATCAACCCGAAATCCGTCGGCGGTCCGGCGGCACGCCTACAACCACCAGCCTCTAACCAGATATGAGCACCACATCCGGCCCCATCCGCGGCCGCCTCGAGGCCCTCCAACAGCGCCTCACCCAAACCACCGAAACCCACACCCGCACCCGCACCCCACGTCTCGTCGTCAACAACAGTAACGTCACCGACCTCACCCCACCTGGGGATATTGACGAATATCACGACCTCTACCGATCGGTCGGCATCATCCGCGGGAACATCAACCAGTTCGTTCGCGACGTCGTCGAACCCGGCATCCGCATCCACGCCGACGACCCCAAGACCCACGCCTATTTCACCGGCGACCCCAACGACGACGCCGACGTCCCCGAGTTCGCCCCCGCCGGTGGGTTCGTGGAGAACTGTGCGGTGATCGCCGGCGAACGTAACCAACCATTCTACCCCTACCTCAAAACCAGCATCGTCCAAAAATACACCCGCGGCACCGCCCTCCACGAATACCTCAAACGAGACGACGACAAAACCGAGCCTAAGCCCCGGATTCAGGGCTTCAAGCACATCCGACCGGAAACGGTGTCGGCCCGCGTTCACGAGGGCACGAACATCCTGCTCGCCCCAGACGAAACAGACACCACCACCGAGACCACCCCTCGCGGCGAAGCTGCGGCGTACATCCAGTTCGACGACGACTCGATCCTCGGCCACCGCCGAGACGGCTTCGACGAGAACTCCGTCGCGCTCTCCCAACACGACGTCCTCAAGCAGGTCAACGACCCCGACATCGGCGGCAACGACACAACAGAAGACGGCGTCTTCGGCACCAGCCCGATCGAGGCCATCAGCGACGATGCCTTCGACTACCGCGAAATCAAACGGAACCGCGCGGAGGCGATCAAGGCCAAAGTCGAGGGCGTTTGGGTCGCGGAGTTCAACACCGAAGTCGTCGACGCGGGCGACGAAATCATCCTGACCGAGTGGGACGACAACGAGCAAGACGACTGGATCAACGACGCGGACGACCTCGATCCCGGGAGCATGATGGGGCACGACGGCTCGATCACCCTCGACCAATGGGAACCCAGTCTCCCAGCCTTGGACGACGACCTCCAACACCTCGTCGACGACATCCTCGCACCGCTCCCAGCGCCGAAATACGCCACAGCCCACGGGGATGATATCACGCAGCACGTGACGGGCGAGCAAGGTGATGCGTATCAGGATTTGATCGGGGAGGAGCGGCGGGCGCAGTCGCGGGATTGGACGCAGGCGTTCCGCGACGTCGCCAGCCGCCACCCCAGGTTGGACGCGTCGGGCGTTGAAGTGAGGCTGGCGCCGGCGGCGTCGTCGAACCCGGTCGCGGAGCTCTCGGAGGAGGAGATCGAGCGGATGGAGCAATTCATGTCAGCGCTCGACAGCGGTCTCGGCGATGTGCCGGTCGATATGGTGCTCAACGTTGAGGAGTTCCTCAAGATGACGATGGATCTCCCCGATGAGGTGTTCGGGCTCGGCGACGAGATTGACGCCGACGAAAGCGCCGAAGAACTCCAGCACATGCTCGAGAACTTCGAGCCGAAATCCGATTCTGATGGTGATGGGGTGACGGCCGATGGTGTATGACACCGGGACGGCCGACGGGGACGAATACGAACCCGCGCCAGTGAAATACGAGTGCAAAGGCTGCGGGTACTTCATCGGCCCCGGACCAATCCCATCTACATGCCCCGGGTGTGACTCGACGCGGTTTCGACGAGTCAGGTGAACGGCCGGCATGAGTACCGCCGAGGGCATCACCGCAACCCGCCGGCACCAGCGACTTCTCGAGCGCGCCCGGGAGCGCGATGAGCCGACCCGCGTCCGGTCGGTCCGTCGGCGGTATGCGCAGCGGCTTCGCGGCGCACTTGGCGGGATCCGGGCGGCACTCCGCCGTGGGCTCGTCGAGAACGACGCACTCGGCATCGAAGCCCTCGCGGAGACACCCGGCAGGAACCAGTTCAGCTTCGACACCGACGCCCAGAAAGCCGAAGCCTTTAGCGAGTGGCTCGACACCCAGGTACAGGCTGATGTGCTGGATCGGTTCGGCGGGGAGAACCAGTACATCGCGAAATCGTATGAGCGCGGGGTTGAGGACGCCCACAACGAGCTTCGAGCACTCGACATATCGGAGGGCCGGGGGACTGCGGGCGTCGCGCTACGCCTCCCCGTGCACCAATCTCAGTTGGAGTCTCTGTGGGCGAGAAATCTGAACGAACTCGAGGGAATGACCGACGCCATGGGGACCGACCTCCGCCGCGGACTAACCGAGGGCGTGGCCGCCGGCGAAAACCCCCGAACGATCGCGAGCGATCTCACCGACGTGGTGGGTCGGGTGGATGATGGGTCGCCGATGGGGGCGATGAACCGCGCGACCCGGATTGCACGGACGGAAGTGATGAACTCGATGAACACAGCTCGACTGAAGGAATGGGAGCGGGCTGGCGTCGAACAGGTCGGTGTCCTGGTTGCAGGTACGGCGTGCCCGCAGTGCCAGGCGTATAAGGCCGGCGAACCGTATAAGGCGTCAAATGCCTACGCTAACCTGCCTCAACACCCAAATTGCAGGTGCTCACATCACGTATATACTGGTAAGACATGACTGTCACTGACAGACTCCAAACCGGCAACGCAACGATCACCGGCGACGCATCATTCGACGATGGCCCGTGGACCGTCCACGGCGTCGCCCAAGCCGCCGAAGTAACACAGGGCGTCACCGGCGAGCGACGATACTGGCCACCGGAGGTCTTGCGAGACGCCGCAGCCCGTCTCGAAGGGGTTCCGATCGTTGACCCGGATGACCACCAAGATCTCGAATCCGGCCAACCCCATCCCGACATCATCATCGGCAAAGTCCTCGAGGCTGCCTACGACGCCGACCGCGACGCCTTGATCTACAAAGGCGAGGTGGATGACCCCGATCGGGCGCGTCAGATCGCCCGGGGCCGCGTCGATGTCTCTCCGTCCGTCGCGTTTGAACCTGGCGAGCACGATCCTGAGCGGGACGCCGAACGCGTCAGGGAGATCCTTGGGTACCGCGATCTGGCGATCGTCGCCGACGGCGCCCACGCCTCAGCGTCGATTCAGCCGGGTACGGCGGAAGCGTTGGCGCGGCACTTCGACGGTCTCCAGTCCCCGAGCGAGGCGAACGAGGTCGATGTCGACGTGTCGCCACCCCAGCGCGTTGTCGCCGCGGCGGAGGCCGCCCACCAAGCGGAGGCGGACGACCGTATCCCGGAGTCGTGCGGGACCGGCGTCGGCGACCGGCGCATGGAGCAAATCATCAATGATGAGCTCGAGCCGGCGGATTTCGTCACACGCTCGGGTGGGACGCCGATCCCGGCCTATCTCTCGAGCCACGAGGGCGACACGACGACCGACGAGCCGCCAGGCGAGTGGGGCGACGAGTTGTGGGAATCGTGTGGGAACGCGCAGCAAGCGAAGTGGGGGTGGGATGTCGAGTGGGCCCAGCGGGTCGCGAACGACGTCATGCGGGCGCTCGATGAGCCGCCGGTGTACGAGGGCTTGCAACGGCAGCAAGCCAGGACGCCGGACTACTCGGGAACGCAGGATGCCGACTGGTCGACGCCGACGCTCGAGGAGTACCTCCGAGGGTACGACACACTACCCGCACCGGGCGAGGTGGATGGCGTCGAGGATCTCGAGCGGGATGACCGCTCGCTCATCGCCAGTAAGTCACTGCTCGGCACACCGTCCGGGGAGACGCTGCGGGAGCTACGGACCTTCCCCGTCGTCGACCCGGCGAGCGATGAGCTGAACCGTCGCGCCCTGGGGGCGGTCCGGTCCGGCCGCGGGGAGCAGGCTGACATCCCAGATGACGCGCTGGCGAGCGCCCAGCGGCTTGCTGGCCGGTTGCTCGACGAGGAGTTCGACGCGGACGTCGACGCGGAAGCCACGGCCGCGTCGGGGGATGTCGAGACGGGCTCGCTCGTCCGCTGGCAGACCGGCGACGGCCGTGTGTATGGCCGCGTGATAGAGGCCAGCGGTAATGCGGAGCGGCTTGAGGAGATCGCCGGCGACGAGGATAGTGAGTCGCCGGTGGTGCTCGTCGAGCGGTATCGGCCGGACGGGGACGGCGGCGTCGAACCGTCCGGCACGATCACCGGCCATTCTCGGGAGTCGTTGACCGTCGTGGACGAGCTCCCAGCGGGATTCCCATCGAGTGATGACGACCCTGACGAGACTATGGGTTCGAGCACACCCACCGAAGACGACGATAGCGAGACTGTGAGTGATAGACTCATGGACGACCTAACTGATGCCGAACGCGAGCTGCTCGCCGCGGCCCGACAACTCGACGACCCCGCGGTCGTCGAGACCGAGGCTGCGGAGCGGCTCTCCGACCATGACGCACTGCTCGAGACGGCCACCGAGACCGACGACCCGGTGGTCGTCTCCGAACCCGACTACACAGCGCTCGAACAACGCGTCACAGCGGTCCGCGACGTCTTGGCGGACGCACTCCAGGCGCAAACGGGGCTGTCGGAGCCAGCGATTGAGGCGATGCCGTTCGAGGCCTTGGCGGCGGAGTTCGAGGCCGACGACGGCGCACTCAACGTCGAATCCCTGGCGCAGTCCCCCGAGACCGGCAGCGGCCCCAGCGACCCAAACCTCTCCAGCGAGGACCGGGAACGCAAGCAGGAGATCGAAGAACGCCTCTCCACGCTCGACGGGGAGGAGAGTGCGCTCGCCGAGCGGGAAGTGGAGCGGCTCGAGACTGAACTCGACGCCATCACCGAGGTGGAGGGATGAGTCTCGAGCCGGGGCAGTCGCACAAGGGCGACGCCCACCATACCGAGACCCGCACGGCCGCCGAAGCCCTGTCATCGGGTGACGCGGTCGCGCTCGACGGGAATGGTGAGCTCGTCACGGCCGACGACACGAACGACCCGACGGTGTACGGCGTTGTCGGCTACTACCCCGACGGCGTAAAATCCGGTGACGAGGTCCTCGTCACGCACAGCGGCCCGGTTGTGGCGAACGTCGCGACCGGCACCGGTCCCGGTGTCGAAGTCACATCGTCGGGGACCGAGGGCGAACTCGCGGCTGGGAGTTCGGCGAAGGGGATCGTGACGATGTACGGCGAGGCCGAGGCGCCTGGCGGCATCCCCGAGATCCCTGACGGCTACGCGCACGTCAACATCTAACCAGTGAGGACCAATAGAAATGGCACTTCCTGACATCAATCAAATTGTCGACCCTTCGACCGTCTCACAGCTGGCGGCCGAGCGGGTCGAAGCACGCACAGTTGTCCGTGACTTCTTCATGGAGCCGCCGGGTGGCGTCCCGGATGGCGCCGGTGAAGAGTTCACGGTGCCGGTTCCGGCGGAGGAACTCGGCGAACCCGAGGAGGTCGAGCCGGGCGCGGACACGACCTACGACCGCGAAACGTACGGTCGGCCCGTGCTCGCGCGCCGGATCTGGAAGAAGGGCTCGAAGATCCCCGAGGAGGACATCAACGACAACCTCTTCGACCTCGTGGACGACCACTTGCTCGGGCACGCGAAGAACATGGCCAAGCGCTTCGACCGCGCGGCCTTCAGCGTCTTGGACGACGCGGCGCCCGCCGCGGAGGCGGTTGGGAATGCTGACGGGACGCTGTCGTTTCAGGACATCAACGCGGGCGTGACCGAGCTCGCTAACCGTGGCGACGATGGCTACATCGCCGACATGGCGCTCGTCGGCAGCGCGGGGAAGGAGTCGATTACGAACTTCCTTGCCGAGCGCGGGACGGAGATCGGTGATGAGGTCGTGCGGAACGGCGAGATCGGGGAGTTCGGCGGGTTGATGTACCTGCATACGACGAACGTGGACCTTGACGCCACCGGGAACCCGGAGGCGATCGTCGTTGACTCAAGCGAGTTCGGCTACGAAGGCGAATGGCAACCGGTTGACACCGACCAGGAGACCGATTTCGACGCGGACGCGGTCAAGGTGAAGATCAAAGCCGCGGCCGGATGGGCGGTAAAGCGTGAGGATGCTGCGGTCCGAGTAGAGGGGTGACCCCGGATGAGTCACGAGGTACGTCACACGCGGCAGCCTGACATCACGGGCGAGCTCACCATCGGCCTCGCCGAAGACGGGACGCTCCAGTTCGAGGATGGAGTCGCGACGGTCGCGGACGAGGCGCGGGCGGCGGCGATCGCCGACCGGTACACCGGCATCGAGTACCTCGAGTCGGACGCCGACGCTGACCGCGACGACGACAGCGACGACGAAGCGGAAGCGGAGGGCTTCGACGCCGCCTCGTTCGTCGACCGGACCCCGATGGATGACGTCGTCGAGGACCTCGAGTCCGGCGACTACGACGACCATCTCGACGCGATCGCGGCAGCCGAAGCCGACAAACGTGATCGGGAGGGCGTCGCCGACGCCGTCGACGCGCGGCGGGAGTAACCCCCAGCGATGGCTGAAGCGACCGCGAGCGATGTCCGAGTTGAGATCGATACAGCGCTCGACGACCCGGCGATCGCGGAACTTGTCCAGCGCATCGAGCGCGAGTGGCAACGCCACTACACCCCAGACGCGTTCGCGGACCGCGCGCATATCGCTGATTTCGAGGCGGCGTTAACGGCGCTCCGGATCGCCGAAGGCCGGGACCGCCGCGCAGAATCCGCGTCCACCGGCCGCACCAAAACAGACTACGAAACGCAGGAAATAGAGCATCTCCAGCAACGTGTCCGCCGATTGGATCCCGGCGACGAATTCGGGCACTCGGCCATCATCCGTCGGGATAGTGATCGCCACATCACCACACCCACCCCGGACGATCTCGACACCTACTCGCTGTGATGGCGTCGTTCGACATCGATATCACGGGGTTGGATGCCGCGTTGGGGTTGTTTCGGGATATCGAGATGCAGTTCGACGACGACACCGCCTACGTAGTTGGGCCCACCGTCGAATATAGCGTTCACGTTGAGCGGGGGACGAGCAATATGCCGGCGCGGCCGTTCGTCCGGCCGGCCGCCGAACGCGTCCAACAAGACCCCGGGCTCGCCGCCGCATTCCTCGACACAGGCGTCATCGACGGCGGGGAGGACGCAATCGTCAAGGCAACGGCGCTGGCGGTCCAGCGGGAAATCCAGCGAATCATCACGAATAAGGGCTTGATTGATACCGGCGCGATGCGGGCCTCGGTCACGGTCAGGGAAGTATAGGTATGGATCGCGCTGTTCGCCGCCTTATCAAGAAACGTGGCGCGCGGTATACCGTCAGGAATGCCGACCGCGACACCACCAGTGGGGCCAGAGCCACACCGAGCTACAGGGATGACGGGACGGTCACCGGCGTGCTCGAGCGCGGCCCGCGACCGGACGTCGTCGTCGACACCGACGGCACCGGGGTCGAAGCCGACCTCCAACTCCGCTGTATCGACCCGCATGGGATCCGGGAGGCCGGGAGTGCGGACGGTTACCCGACCCGTCTCCGACACCCTGACGGCCAGACGTACCGTGTTGAGGCGTCCTACCAGGAGGACAGCGGCGTCACGGTCCTCTCACTCGAGCGAACCTAACCGATAATGGATGTCAGCGACGACCTCGTCACCTTCCTCCAGTCACGGGTTGACGAGAGCGCGGTCTCGGTCGGATTCGACTCCGACTCTGATATCGATCATGCCGACTACGACGGCGCCAACCACTATCCCCAGATGGCCGTCGTCTCGGAGGACTCACAGGTGCCGGGCGGTGGTCGGACGAAGTACACGGGGATGGATGGCGGGGGCGGCGGCCCAATCCAGGACGTGATCGTGAGCGTGCTCGTTGACTGCTGGGGCGGCCCCGAGGACGACCCAGCGTACATCGACACCGATGTGCACCCGGATCTCGTCGCAGCGGAGCTCGCCGGCGAAGTCTGGGACGCGTGCCTCGACGCGGCAACCATGGGGGCGCCGGAGGGGTACGAGTGGATCAGTGCCGAACCCCCGCGGGACGCCGACGACACCACCCGCGACACTGTCCACTACCGCCAACAAGTCATCACCCGCCTTAAACACACCTACACCCCATAGCATCCATGTACGTCCATTCGGAGAACGAGCAGCTCGTCGAGCTGTTCGACGACGATCTCGTGCCGCCCGAGGGCGATCCGGCGGCGTACCGGCTTGAGTTCACCGACAACCACCTCGCCCAGTGCAAAGACCAGGTGGGAGAGGCGTACATCGATAATTACGGTGAGATCGAGCCGCACGACCCCAGCGACGACGACCTCAGTGAGGAACCAGACCTATGAGTCCGACCGCCAGTGACACACCAGACAGTGGACAGCTCCCCGGCAGATACGAGTGGGCCGTCGAACCCGTCCGCGGCACCTACCCCACCGACCCTGCGTTCGAACGATTCAGCGACGTGATCCGGTCGTTCGAGGCCGACGCCGGCGCGCAACTCGGCCGCCAAGACGCCCTCGGCACCATGGATGCCGTCGACCACAACCGCGGCGACGAAGACCCCTCGGCGTCGATCGACTACGACCTCCAGCGGTTCCCCGTCGACGGCAACGACAACCCCGTGGGTGCGAGCGCGTACGGGCTCCTCAGGAACGAGTACAACCGGCTCGCGGGCACGCTGCACGTCGAGGCGCGACGTTTGTACCCCGGGGGGAATGATGATGCCGGGGCTCGTGAGTACGTCGTCGTCCGGGGCGGCGCTGTTGACACCGTCGACCCGGACCTCGACCCGTCGAGCGAAGACCCAGTCCTGATGTCGCTGGAGTTCCAGCCGGCCCGGGTCCGAAGCTACATCATTCACCAGCCTGCGGCCGAGACGACGCTGGAGCTGGTCTCGACATCCGACGATGATACCATGGATGCAACCGTTGAGAGTGAGGGCGCCACGACGGCCGAAACCATCACGCTGAACGGCACCACGACCGTCACCACGACGGCGTCGTTCAGCGATATCGATGTCGTCCACCTCTCCGCGCCGCCGACCGGCGACGTCACGGTCTCGGATGGTGGCGGCACGACGCTGCTGGAGCTTGCCGGCGGGGAGACGTATTCGGACGACAACCAGCCGGTTGACGGCGACCGGGGGCTCGCCCCACTGGGGAGCGGGAGCCGAGCCAGCGAACTCGGCCTCGCGTACGAGCATTTCGTCGGCGACCGCTTCGAACGCCCACCCGGAACGTCCGTCCGGCCACGGGTCAACAGCGCCGGCTGGACCATCGAAAACAACGTCGGCACATCATCGTTGCAGGGTACTCGGGCGCCGGCCGTCGATGAATCGACGCGCGAGGCGATTGTCGAGGCGGACGTCGCCGGCAAGTGGGTCACGCACGAGTCGATGATGGAAAGCCTCCAGAAGACGCAGGCTGACCTCGAGCACGAACTGGACGGCGGCATCATCACGTTCCACAACACCGCCCCGACGGATTCAGCGGTGGAGACACGGGAGGCCGACCAGGGCGTCGCGTCGATGAGCGAAACGCTGATGGCGAGCGGGACGCCGGCGATCACCCTCACCGCGAACTAACCAAAGATGTCGGACGAGGATCCGCCGTCGATCACGAATCTCGCGCATGAGCGGGGTGAGGACGGTGACCCGCTCCCGGTCGAACGCGAGATCGATATCAACGGCCGCGGCACATACACCGTCGAGGTGTATCCGGCGACGAGTGGTGAGCGGAATACCTGGCAGCGGACACTCCGGGAGGAGGGTGAGGAGCTATCGAGTGAGACGGAGGCAGAGTTGTTAGACGAGTTTGCTGCGCACGAACCCGACGAGTTCAACGCCGCGGACTCTTGGATGGATGTCCGGCCAGCTATCACGGACGCAGTTGGGGAGGTCATCATGGCGGAGCTGTTCGACGTCCCGGAGGACCAGTTTTTTGAGGCGCTCGATGAATGGTCCGGGGAGGCTGCTCGGGAGGGAAACTGAGTAAAGTCGAGCTTCGGGCGGCGTTCGATGCGTGGGCGCATGCCGAGGCGGGGTTGACGTTTCAGGACCTCGCGTCGTATACGCAGCAGGAGCTCGTTCGGTTGCAGTTGGGGTGGTTGATCCGGGAGCAGCCGGACGCAGAACAGGGCCCGTCGGGGATGGGGGGTCGTCGGGCCGAGTTCCGGCGGCGGCATCGGGAGCGCAGGGAGGAGGTGTTCGGAGACCTCGGAATACACTAATCAGCCTCTTGGTCAGGGAGTTTCTCTCTGACGACGTCGCGCTTACTGCGAGCGATATAGGCGCCACCGAGGTAGCAGACCACGATCAACCCAAACAGCCAATTTATCGTCACCTCCGGCGACGACGCCGCGAACATCCCGTACAGCACCGCCCCGACGATGGCGGCGATGATCGGGAGATACACAACCAGGTTCAGTAAATACCGCTCTCTGGTCATTCGCTTGTCCCCGCAATGTGGGCACTGCTTTGCTTGTGGCTGAATTTCCTCCGCACAGCTTTCACAGCTGACCGACATGCACCCCTGCTCGCAGCCCACATATATAGAGGGCTAGCCCGGTCGACCCCGGCTAATCAGTACCATGGTTCGGAATCCAGTCGCCAGCGAACAAGTTCAGGTCGCCGTCAGCGGCGACACCGCCGGCTTCCAAAACAGCATCCGACAAGCAGCTGGCCAACTATCATCCTTCAGGGCCGCCGCCGGTGGCGCCGGCGCCGCCTTAGCGGCACTCGCCGTCGCTGGATTCGCCAAAGCAACCAAAGCCGCCGCCTCGTTCGAGGAAGCGATGGTCGGCGTCGAGAAGGTGACGTCGGCTGAAACGGCGGCCCAACTGAGCGAGGAGCTCCGCGGGATGGCTGAGACCGTGCCGATCGCCCAGGAAGAGCTGGCTGGCATCGCGGAACAAGCTGGCCGACTCGGCATCGAAGGCACGGCGAACATCCGCCGCTTCACCAGGGTCACGGGGGAGATGGTGACCGCGACTGACCTCACGGCCGACCAAGCAGCCGACGCGTTTGCCCGGCTGACCGAGCTCACCGACATTTCGACAGATGAGGTCCGAGAGCTCGGCAGCAGCATCAATAGGCTCTCGAATAACATGGCGACCTCAAGTTCGGAGATCGTCAATTCGATGCTCAGGTCGAGTGCCGCGTTGTCCTCGCTCGGCGTCCAGGCCGAAGACCAACTGGCGTTGTCGGCCTCACTGAATGAAGTGAGTGAGAACGCTGCTCGAGCGGGGACGCGGTTGAAGCGTGTGGCCCAGGAACTCCAGGACCCGAAGAAGGCACAGGATTTCGCGAACGCGCTCGGGGTGTCCGCATCGGAGTTCGAGCGGATGCGGCAGGAAAACCCGGCGGAATTAATTAAGACGCTCGCTGCAACGCTGGCCGAGGGCGGCGCGGCCGCAGACACCTTGCGAGAGAACTTTTCGTCGGCGAGCCGAGGCGCATTAGGGGCGTTCGCGCAGAACCTCGAGAGCATCGAAACTGCCCAAAGAGACGTGAACCGTGAGTTCGAGGAATCAACGTCGCTCACTGAAGAGTTCGAGACGGCCACGGACACGTTCAATTCGGAACTCCAATTGACGAAGAACGCGCTACGGAACGTCGGGATCACGACCGGGAACCGGACCTTGCCGGCGCTAACGGATCTTCTCGGTGGTGTCCGTGGTGCAATTGAGGCGTTTGGCGAGTTCAACGAGTCGACTGACGGGCTCGCCGGGAGTCTCGGGTTGGCGACCGCGGCGATCGGTGGCACGGGGGTGGCGTTGGCGGCGTTCGTAAGCGGTCCGGTTGGGCTCGCTGCGGCCGCGATCGGGACGCTTGCTGCAGCGGTCGCAGCCGACTTCGCCGGGATACGAAGTACCGGCATCCGATTGGCAGAAGACCTCGGTGGAACGCTGTCGCGATCCTTCAGCCGGCTTAGCAATTCGGCATTGGCGAGTGTCGGGAACATATTGCCGAAATGGTATGACTTCGAACGGTCGCTTTCACAAGGAATCGACACGATCGCGATCGGTATTGCGTCGATGGTTGATGCCATCTCGACGGGGCTCGAGATCGTGCTGCAGAATATGCGGGATGCCGGTCGGGCGGCGGTCGCTGTTGCGAACGGTGAGTTCAAGAAGGCCCAAGAGATCGCGACTGAGACGCTCCAAGATACGAAGGAGGATGCCGGCGATCTCTTATCGCGTCTTGAAGAGCGGGGTACAGCGGGGCGGCGGCGGGCGGCGCGGCGCCGGGGGGGACAGTCGGGGGTGCCGGGCGGCGGGGAGTCATCCGGCGGGGGCGATGGGGGTAGTCCGGGTATACCTGGCGGTGGTGGCGGCAGTGCCGGCGGGGGTGGCGCGGCAACTGGCGCACCAGCCGGCGCCGGCGCGGCTGCCGCAACCGGAGGTACCGGCGGCGGCGGTAGCGGCGGGCCGGGGGGTGCGCCGGCGTGGACGACGTCGTTGAACACGACCCTCGACTCACTCCAGTCGTCAATCACGGAGTTGACGGCAACCTCGGTGGTCGCCGACGCCGTCGCCGACGCCGTCGACGGCGCCACACTCACACTCCGCGGCGATCTCGGGGACCTCGCCACCATGGACGAGGTCGAGGCGACGCTGCGGGAGTCGAGCCGGCGTGAGGGCCGGCGGGCGCGTGACCTCGGCGCCGGAGGCGGCATCCGATAACGACGATGACGTGGGAAGTACGCTTGGAGGCGCCGGATGGCACTGTGACCACGCTCCAAGCCGACGATATCGTCAAGGAGTCGCCGAAGGTCCGTCACGAGCAACTCGCCGTCAGCGAGTGGAGCGCCCGCGTCCCCCATCGAGTAGGGTTAGAGGAGTTCAGACACGCAGCGGGGACGGTGTCCTACCAGGGTGAGGTCGTGATGCGGGGCCCGGTGACGGCGGTAGAGTCAACGGATGGCTCGGGGGAGACGACGGTTCGGGGGAAGGATTTCGTCGACGAACTCCGACGCAGCCGTGGCGACCGTGCGAACGGTCTCGTCTACCCTGTGACCGACCAGCAAGCGTGGAAAGCCATCGAGGACTTGTACGCGAAACAGTTTTTCGACCCGTATGTGACGACCGTGGTTGAGCCGACTGCAGAGCCGGTTGATAGCCAGAAATCCATCCAATCGGCCGACACCACGAGCGAGTTCGAGAACGCCTGGAACCCCGACGATACCATACCGTTCAAAGCACGGAATGACGCGCTCGAGCTCGTCCAAACGGGGTTTTTCCAAGAGGCCGAGACAGCGTCCGGCGGGAACGGCACGGTTTCGGACGGTGAGTACTCGGCTGGTGAGGGCGAATTAGTCCAAGATACGACGGGTGATCTACGGTATAGCATCGATCTCGACTATACGATCCCGGCGGAGCATGTCGGGTTTGCGGTCCGGTCTGACACGCTCGACGGCAGTCATCCACCGTACGATATCCTCGTGAACGGTGAGACGGTTGATAGTGTCCCGCCGGACTCCTTTTCGAGCGGCCTCGACTGGAAACACACCGCGCTCTCCGGCATCCAGAGTGACCTCCCACCTGGGAAGTACACTGCACAGTTAGATGCAACCGGCGTGGGGGCCGGTGATATGGAGGTCGATTGCCTGTTTGTGTATGACGCGCGATATTCATACTCGTTTGATAATTCGGTGGATGGTGATGGGTATCTGTCGGGGCCGGAGTTGTATCCGGATATGGCGGAGCTCCAGGCGGAGGAGGCGTCGGCGAACTGGAACATCACACGGGCGTACGTCACAATCACCGCAGACGATCTCTCCGGTGGGCAGCGGCTGCAGGTACAGCTTACGGATACGTTTCGGCCAACGGATGGGAGTGAGGATAACACCGAGGCGATCACCGTCGACAACCAAGGGGCCTCGTCGACCGCCCAATCCCGCGTCCGGCTCGCCCGCTATGGGTCGCGGTCGACCGCGAGCCCCACGAGTGGGTTCAACGGCCAGCGCGTCACATCGTATGATCTCTCGGTTGATACGAACGATATCGCGATCATCGAGGACGAAACGTACAAGGGCTCGGTGTTCGACGTCTGGCAAGCGCTCCATCAGGATGGGAACATGACGGCGGTCGCCGAAGCCACAGACTCGAGCCGCGAGCTTTTGTCGCTCGAACCGGGCGACCGGACCCGAGGGCAGGACTGGACGGTGCTCGACCACACACGGGCCTACGAGACGGACCGGTACGGGAACCGGATCCAGGGCGTCGGCGGGACGAGAGATGACGGGACGCGTGTCAGGGTTACCGTGACGGATGATGGGGAGGTCTCGAGGGTGGGTGAGGTGGTTGAGGCGGAGCCAATTATCCGTACCGGCGTCGTGGACGAGAATGTGTTGCGGTCGGCAGCGCGCAACAAGCTTGCTGCGGTTGCGGATCAGGATCGCTTAGCGGGCGACCTCACCGTGGTGCCGACACACGCCGCCCCGGGCGTCGCGTACACTGTCGGGCCGTTCGATGATTCGGCGGTTGCGTTGCTCTCGATGTCGATCCGCGGCGACCGCGCAACACTCCGCTTCCGTGCTGTCGATCGGCTCGCATCAGCGATCGCCGACACGACACAGCCTGCCCGAACCACCACTTAAGCATGGATTACACGTGGACGATCACGCGGAAAAACAACAGCGATGTGACTGCTGGGGCGTATATCGCCCAAAACCCCCCAAGCATTACGCGCGGCCAATCCACATCGGTCGAGTTCCTCTTCCGACCAGAAACCACATCCTCCTCGGCTTACAGCGGGATGCTCGACTTCCTTGATTTTGCGGATGCCGCCGACTACGGGCTGACGGAAGCGAATGTCCCCTGGTATCGGGAGCAGCTGCCGGCGCGGGCCGACGTTGACTCGCTCGTTGTCCAACTCGACCCCAGCACCGAGCTCTCGTCGTACGATGTCCCCGGGTTCTGGGGCCTCGTTACCGGCGGCGATGACTCTCGGGAGTCGACGTTGAGCCAGGAGCGGCTCGTCCTCGAACTGTTCGTGCTCGCGGCCGCCGACCAGTACACCGACCATACGGCGATCGAGACCGACCTCGCAGCCTAACACCCAGTATGCCTGCACTCGACGCGACTGCCCCGACCGTCCAGCTCGAGATCGATCAAGGCGACGACGAAACCATCGCGCTTACCCGGCAGGCGGCGGACGACACCCCCCTGGACATATCGGGGTACACGTTCCACCTGACGATCAAGCGCGATGAATCGGATACCGACACCAACGCCGCCCTCCAGAAAACAATAACTACGCATACCGATCCGGTGAATGGGGAGACGGAACTTGCGTTGTCGGCGTCGGAGACCGATGGGCTTGACGGGAGTTACCATTACGAGGTTCGGGAAGAGACGGCGGCCGGGATAGTTAATACGTTGTTCGGGGGGCGGTTGTGGGCCAGTGTCGGCGCGACCACGAGTGGGACCGCTTCGAGTAGTGGTGGTGGGACGATCGGGGTGACGGTTGCTGATGCGGCGGCCGGGATTAACGTGTCGGTCGCGAGCGGGCTCCCGGAATCCGTGACGGTCTCGTCGCTGACAAGCGATAGCCGGCTGTTGGTCGTCCAGACTGTGGAGTCCGATGAGACGCTCGAGATCCCGGCGGGCTACGGCCAGACTATCGCCGGCCCCCTGACACTCGACGGCGAGGCAATTGTGGACGGGACGTTGAGTGTGGCGCCGGGGCCGATCCGCGGTGAGGGCTCGATCTCCGGGACCGGCTGGATACACATCTCATAACAGTATGCCGCTGAACATTACAGAAACCGTCATCGAGAACGACACCGTCCGGGTTTACGAAAACGACCTCGGCACCGTCATCATTGAGGGCAAGATCAACGGCAACCAAGTCGAGTTGGACGATGATGTGTCGATGTCGGATGTCGCCGTGCACGTGGCCGCCGGCGACAACCCGCATACGACGACGCTCGAGCAGGCACGGGCAGCGGACAATCAGCTCCTCGGCCCGGTCGATCTGGATGACGACCTTGTCGATGACACAACAACTATCTGGAATTCCACGGGTGGGTACGTCGAGCAAACCGCGCTGGAGAACGATAGTGTGAGGGTCAATGGGGGTAATGGGGTGACGAACGGCGGGAGCGTCCCGCTCGGCGACAGCGTCACGCTCGACGTGGAGCCAGCGGACGTCGCGGGCACACTCCTTTCGGACGACGGCAGCGACAATCTCGCCGTTGACGAATCACGTATCAATCATGACAACATCGATCAGTCGACGGTTGGCGGGGATGATCACCACGCCGAGGACCATGGGTCGCGGCACGGCGTCGGCGGCGCGGACGAGTTGGCGACGGCGCTCAGGTATGAACCTGAGTCGGAACCCGCCACGCCGACGTCGGGCGTCGTCCGCTGGTACGACCAGGCGGCGGATGCGTTCCGGGTGAAGTTCGATGACGGCGCGACCGCCACGCTTGCTGAGAAATAACCCCATGGCAAACGCAGGCTCGACCGACACGCCCGCAGCAGCAGTCAGTTGACCTTGCGCCCCGTCGCTGAAATACCTGCGACCGAAAGCGGTGCGACTCTCAAACGATAGCCGCGTCCAAACCCATTACCCATACGTATGCCATTTGAGATCGATAACGACGTCGTCGAGACCGACCACGTAAAGGCCTACGAAGACAGCAACGGCACGGTCATCATCGAAGACAAGCACGGCGGGAACCAATTGCAGCTTGACGACGACGTCAGGCTTGCCAGCGTGGCCTCGCATCTCCTCGACGGCGGGAACCCACATACGACGACGCTCGAGCAGGCCCGCTCGGAAAACAACGAACTCTCCGGCCCGGTTGACACCGGTGGCAACGACTTGACAAACGTCGGAGCGCTTGATACAGACGAGCTAAACAACGCCCAGTACGTCTCGACTGAGCAGGAACTCCACGACGCGGGCTCAGCGGTGGACACGAGCTTTTTGGTGAATAACATTATCCTCACCAAAAACATCACGCTCTCGCAGGAGTTTCACCCACCGACGAATTCAACGAATGGCACGCTTTGGCTCAACCGGAAGCAACTACGGCTCGCCGACGGGGTGAACGAGAACGTCATTCACATCGAGGGTGGGAGGAACTGGGAAATACGGGGGCCAGGTATCATTGACGGGAACAAGGCCAACCAAGCCGACCAAGACGACGCTCAGCTGTTGCACGGCATCAATGTCCGGGCGTGTGACCAGTTCCGAGTCTCGCACGTTACCGCCAGAGATACGTTGGGCGATGGGATGAACATCGGTAGCCGCGCAGATGGCGCGTACGTCGAGAGCTGTTATGTCTACGACGCTGGCAGCGCGGACTATGCACGAGTCCAAGCTGGAGGTATCCGTGTGTCGAACGGGCATAATGCAACCATCACGCAGTCGGTGTTTGAGGACTGCTACGGGCATTGGGCGATTATCAACGGCAAAGAGGGCGGCGAAAATATCCGTATGCCGTCACTCACGAACTGTATCGGGGATGGCGTCGAAAACCCCGATGGGCCACAATCCGGGTTCACACTGATGTCCTGTACTGGGGGCGTGCTGTCGAACTGTACGGGACGGAACGTGTCGGCGGCAACCACGGGAGGCGCGGACGTGACCCGCGTGGAAGACTTCTATAATGGAGTCATCATTGGGTGTGTTGGCGTCGGGGCGCCAAATGCTGGCGTCAAGCTCGGTGACGATGCGCACGACTCCATGATAATTGGGTGCGTGGGGAACGGCGGGACGTCGGGGCTAAACATCGGGGGACAGTCGGATGGATGCATGATTATCGGGAGTCGAGCTGACAATAACACTCGCGGGATACACGTCCAAGGCGGCTCCCAGCATTTCGTCGCGCATAACCATGTTGGGAATAACGATACCGCCATCAGAGATGATGGGACAAGCACGACGATAACGGATAACAAAGGCCACCGCGTCCGGTTGATCCAGTCTGGCGTGGTCAATCACGCTGACCCTGGGACGCCGGCGGACGGTACTTGGGACTCATGGACAACTGACACGCAGTCGGTGACGTTCGACACGACGTTCGGCGCGAAGCCGACCGTAATCACGTCGATGCAACTTGCAAAGGGTGCGCAGTGTGAAGTGAATAACGTCTCGACAACCGGGTTCGATTCGAGCCTCGTGTGGTACCGGTCGAACGCGAGCACGGGCCGAAATGTCTTCTGGATCGCGGTTGGTCAAGAGTGAACGCGAGTGACCGCTCCAGTTCTGGACAATGAGTAGAGCAATCTATCGACGACTCGCCCAGCTGCTCCGCTCACTGCTCGGGCGAGCAACGAGACGCCCACACCGACCAGCAGGATACCGACCATGGCAAACTTAGGCTCTACGGACACGCCCGCGGCGGCGCGGTCCATTGACCTCCCGGGCGGGTACGCGCCGGCCATCGAGGAAGACAGCGGCGACCTCATCATCAACGATTCCAATGGAAACACGACGCTGCGGTGGGACGACGCGAACGGAGCCTGGCAGTTGGCAGCACCACTGGACACGGACGGCACGGACCTCGCCGACAGCGCCGGGCCGGGGACGCTGTACGACGCCAGCGCGGGCGTCGTCCTCCAAGCCGTCCTCGGCGGCCCACCTGGTAGCCTCACCTCGTACCCCCTCCCCATCGGCGACCTCGACAGCCCATACCCGCCCGGCGACATCGCCGACGTCGACGGCTATCCATTTGCCAATTCGGATTTGGCGAACGACAGCGTGACCGTCAGTGGCGGGAACGGCGTGAAGAACGGGGGGAATGTGGCGCTCGGCGACAGCGTGACGCTCGACGTGGAGCCAGCCGACGTCGCGGGCGCGCTCCTCGTCGACGACGGGACTGATGCCCTCGCCGTTGACGAGCCCGGCATCGACCACGACAACATCGACCAGTCAACGGTCACAGCGGACGATCACCATCCGCGGATACAGGTCAGTGATTCGGGCGCCGCTGTCTTGACGCAGCCGACCGATGTCAACCTCGCATCGTCACTCGATGTGACGGACGATGGAGACGGTACGATTACTGTCGATGTCGCCGTGGATACGATGGAGTTCAACACCGACGAGTCCGGCACCGTCACCGCCGGGAACTCCGGTATGGTGTACGCCCACGGGCTGCCGGATGGTGACACGATGGCGGTGCTTCGGGCGGGCCTCCTGCTCGCGGACGGCCAGCCTGCCCCGACGGATTTGGATCTCATTCTCGCCACGCTGGACGGCGCTGGCGGCGGCACGAAACAAACCACGATTGTCGCCGGGGATGGCACCGCGCAGGCGACGGTGGAGGGCGATCCGGTAGCGTCGTACGAGAACACGAGCGGCGGTGAGGAGACGGTGGCCGTCCTTGTGGATAACGGGAACTATAACGCCGGGACCGGCGCCGACCAGGACATCGTTGCCGACGCCCACGGCGAGGTGGTCTAGGGTGGCGCTCCAAGACCTGGACGGCATCTCGAACGTCGCGTACACCCAAACACTGGCCTGGGAAACCGCCGCTGATTGGGACAATGCTGTCGACAGCAGCGAAACGGTGGTTCACGAGAACTTCGGTGACTTCACGGACGCGGAGATCGCCCTCGGGTATCCCTCGGGCGTGCTGGACAACCTCCAGGTGTATTGGCACCTGATGGAAGACGCTGGCAGCACAGCCGGCGACGCCGGGCCGAACGATGCCACCGGCACCATCAACGGGGCTGCCGTGGGCGAACCAGGCATTCTTGGAACGACCTGTTATCGGTTTGATGGCTCGGACGACTGGGTGGATTTCGGGGATCCGGCGGCCTTGTCCGCCGGTACTCTCGGGGACTCGTTCTCGTTCTTCATGTGGATGAATATGGAGACGAGCACGGGGGATTGGCTGTCGCACGCGAGCACCAGCGATAACGACAACTGGCGCTGGTGGAGCAATGGACGGGAAAAAACGTGGTATTTGGACGGCGTTCGCAGTTTAGAAGACTCCGGGGGCGTTGTTACCGGTTCGTGGACGTCGTATGCCGGGACCTACGACGGCAGCACCGTCCGCCTGTACGAGAACGGCACCGAACTGATCAGCGGGTCGGCCAGCGGCCAGCTGGTGTCGTCGTCGGCGCCCTGGGCTATCGGGAGCCGTGGCGGCGATGGCTCGTTCGCGGATGGGAGGATCGGGCCGACGCTCATATTTACCGATGCCTTGTCTGCCAGCGAGGTGTCGATGCTGCACAACATACAATCGGGGCGTTTGACGACTGCCACGAAATCGTACGCCGGCCCGCAGACGCCCGATCTACGGAACCTGTCTTACTCGTTGAACGGCGGCAGCATCGACCTGGATGTGATCGGCAGCCCTGATGCGGCGGGGCGGGAAGTGGTCACACAGCCCCTGGACGGCAGCAGCGCCTACGACCTCGCCTGGAACAGCAGCCATGTCGACTTCCGTCTCCGCCCGACCCTGTCGGTCCCAGCCCTCACCGACACCAGCCCCGTATTCGGTGGCGGCGAGGTAGTGGGATGAGCGCCCCGTTCCAAAACGAGGTGGGTGGCTGATGGTGATAGAGGGCCTCGATGGCATCGCGAACGTACCCTACACCGAGACCGTGGCGTGGGAGACCGCCGCTGATTGGGACACCGCCGTGGACGAGGTCGGGGTGGTGCACGAGGCCACGCCGAACACGGAGTACGGGGACGCGAGCGTGGTTCGGAAGGGCTGGCCGACCGACAACCCGATCGCCGAAGGGGACCTCGAACGGTTGTACCTCCACCAGACACCCACGGACGGCACGGTGTACGATTTCCAGAACGGGCACGACGCCACCTGGAAAAGTGGGGGGGGACTCCGGCGAGTGCGACGGGGCCGCTCGGGGCGGACGCGACGGATTTCGACGGCAGCGTCTACTACGAGCCGCCACCGTTCGACTTCTCGGGCCTGTCGGGAACGTTCATCACCGTCTTCGATACGGACAACCGCGGGAACGGTACCAATGAGTTATTCCGGAAGCGCACCGGGAACGATGCTTGGAACGTCCAACACAGGACGAATGGCGACGACACCACGGTGCGGACCAGTTACTACGATGGACAATGGCGAGGGCCCACGTTCAGCATTACCACGGGTGAGTACGAGCACGTCGCGTTCCGGGTTGACCGGGACAATACGGAGGTTGAGGGGTTTAGAAATGGCGTGTCGCAGGGAAGTGAGTCGTACGTTGGGGATGATGGTATTAACCCGGGCTGGCGGGTGGGGCGGTATCCTAACGGCGCTAATAAGTTTAAAGGGCTGTACGCTGGGTATTGGGTGTATAGTGCGGCGCTTTCCGATCAGCAAATCCGGGACCACGCGGACGCGATGGTCGGGACCTCCACACTCACGACGGCCACGAAAACGTATAGTGGCCTCCGGCAGCCCGACTTCCAGAACCTCAGCTACTCGCTGAACGGCGAAACCATCCGGTTGATCGCTATAGGAGACCCTGATGGCCAAAACGAGGAACAGTCGGTCACGCTCGACGGCGCCGACTCGTACCCGCTGTCGTGGAGCGGTTCATACAGCGACTTCGCGGTCAGGGTCGAGATGGAAACGGCAGATAAGACGGTGACGCCGACCGTCGACTCGGTGTCGCTGGTCGGGTAAGCCAAGCGATGAGAGATCCAACCGATGCTTAGAGCAATCTATCGACGACTCGCCCGGCTGCTACGCTCACGGATCGAGCGCGCCGGCAGCGACCCCGCACCCGACCAGCAGGACACCGACGAGCCAACGCGTGTGCCGACTGACAACCCCGAGGCGGACGACCCACCACGGGAAGCACACACGCCACCCGAGGACGATGGCATCGTTGAACCGACCGAATCCGGCGACACGACTACCACGGACGAATCGACTACACCCGATGAATCGCCGGCGGTGAACAAGTCGTGGGAAGAATCATCGGGCATCACGTGGCCACCGAACCCGTGCGTCGACACACCACACCGCGGCGTCGGCGACGAAACCATCGAGATACGGCTCTACTGGCGCGACGGCGACGAACTGGGCCGGTGGGCATGCAAGATGGCGAAACCCTACGTCGAATACTGCTACGAGGAAGCCTGGGGCAAAGACTACGAGGTCGACTGCACGATTCATCCCGAACCCGTCCCCATCGACAAGAACTCCCGAGACAACCACGGGACGTGGTATGGTGCGTTCAAGGACTATTACTGGAGCCTATCGTCGGATAACCGAGCGAAACATGCGAACGCACTTATCGGCCACCTCCCAGGCGTTTACGGGGAAGGCGGCGGGCATTACTGCGTGGTGAACTTTCACAAGATGAACGGTCCAGCTGATCACGAGCCGTGGAAAGAAGATGACTGTATCTTAGAGCGACACTATGGCGGCCTCGGACACTCGATTAACTCGGTGCTCCACGAGATCGGGCATTGCCTGGGGCTTTCCCATCACGATTACGAGCCGGACGACGACGACCTCGTTGAGGTCTACGGCCGGTCACACGTCACGGTGATGAATAATAGCTACCACAGCGGGGACGGCACAATCCACGTGCTCGGCGACCGCGTGCGATCGAAACAACCCGACTTATCATATTAGTATGCCGGGGTACACGGGCCCGTTCTCCCAGTACAGCGAGTATCACCAGTTCGTCGTCGGGCTCGCCCTCGGACTGGCCGGCGATTCCGGTGACGACATATTGGTGGTGGCGGTGGCGGCGGCACTCGGCGACAACCAACGCGTCCCCAAGCGAGTGCTCGGCGAACTCGAAGCACAGCCGCACTACACTTCGTTTGGGTTCGTCGTCGGGCGGTTGCTCCGGTGGTTGCGCGACGGGTAGGCCTCCTTCTCTCGGGCTAGTTCGGCAGTAAATTCATGTGTTGGGTGTATCGCCCAGTGGCAATACTGTTTGTCTCCACTACTCGTTGCGGTCGGCAATGTACCATATTAGTGGCAAACTTGCCAGACTAAATTGTTTCTCACCCATCATTTTTGAACACTTTCTATTCAATCACAGTTCGGTTCCCTCATACTATATCCCTCGAGGTAAATTCAGATGTATGGCCGACAGTTCGGAGCTGAGTCGGACGACAATCGCGCTCAGTCGGAGCACCAAGGAAAAGTTCGACCGGGCGAAGCCCTACGAAAGCCTCAGCGCCGACGAGTTCGTCGATGTCCTTCTCGATCGATGGGGAGAGCCGCCGATGACTGACGCACCGACCACCGAGGAACTGAAGCTCGTCGCCAACCACGGCAGCGGCGCCGTCGAACGATCACTCGCAGTCGTACAACTCGCAAAGCGACGCGACCGGCTCGACGAACTCCTGGAACTCACGGAAGCCTAGGCATGAACGAACGGACGACGGGCGCGAGGACGCGCGACAGTGACGGAGGGGGCGACGCGGCGGTTACTCGTCATCGTGTTGCATAGCCCTCCACGCCTGCGAGAACTGGTCGCCGTCGATCAAACCGGCGCGGTGTAGCTGTGTGAGGCGATCGGGAGAGTAGGAGGCGAGGTCACCGTCGGCCAACTCCTCGAGGTTCTCGGCGCGCTCGACGTGAATGTCGACGTCAATCGAGTCGTAGCCGATGCCCATCCGGGTAAGCGCCGATTCGATCCCCCGTTCGACAGCCACCGCCGTCTGCCAGCCATCGTGCTGGCCTTCGGCGGCGTGGGCGGTATCCCGGTACCTGAGATACACTATCTCGGGGAGTGTGGGCAGCGCGTTCGTCAGCGGTGGTTGGGTATCAGGGTTGGATTCGTATTGGTCGGGCTCGCTGAGTGCCGTATCGAGATCTTCGAGCGGAAGTGTCGACGCGATAAGTTGGAGGTCGAAGATACTTGCCTGGAGTCGGTCGCGGATTCGTGCCCTGGCGGCGCGTTCGCCCCGTGCACTGAGATCGGATTCACCGCGGAGCGCATCTCGCTGCCTCGGGGTGAGCAATGCTGAAGGCCGGTCGTCGGGAATGCCAGTTACCATGTCTTCGGAATGGATTTAGTTGCCTATTGTTGGCTCACAACCCGTCGACCTCGACGTCCCGCCAGGCCAGATCGACCGGTAGTGCCATCAACCGCGCGGCCGGGAAATCATATGTCTTCCCGGGCTTGTGGGCGTTCTGCGGGTTGCCGTCGATGTAAGCGCATTCGTACACTGTGTTCTCTGGGCCGATACCTGGCAGCCATGGATGCATTTTGTAGGTGAAGAGGTCGAATCCTTCTGCGTCATAGTACTCGCGGCAGGTATCCGCAACCTGTCGGCGTACGAACACGGCCTGCCGCGTCACTAGATCAATTGCGACGCCGCCCTCGAGCGGCCGGGTGTTAATGTCTGCAAGTGCTGCCTCGATTTGCTCATCGTAGTTCTGTTCGGCGTCGTCGAAGTCGTGATCGATCGCGCTGTTGTCAGTCATCAATGTACTCCGTGAGGTGTCGCTGGTGGATGTCGAACAGGGCGGTGGTTGCGCGCGTGATCTGGCTTCGGGTGTGGGCGGCGAGCACGCGCGCCGTCATCGCTCGGCCTCCCTGTCGACGGTGATGACGAGCCCACGATCATCGATGGTCTTGGTGACGCGGTCGCGAGAGCCGGCGGCGGCCCACGCCGTCCGCTCTAGCTCGAGCGTGTCGTGGACCCCGCCGGCGAAGACGAACTCGACGCAATCGTCGTGGCACTCTATCTCTGAGGGGTAGTATTCGGCGGCGTTCAACCGGCGCTTGACGTCATCTTCTATGGGTCCGGTGCTCATCCTTCGATGCCTCCCGTCCACCGAGACCCACAGTCCGGACATCGGAACAGGAGGTAGAGGACGTCCGAGTAGCCCGTCGTCGATCGAACGGTTTCAGCCTCGTCGGTACAGTCGCAGGCGGTGGCGTCGCTGTGTCGTTCATACCACCGCGGCGGGCCCGATCGGCGGATCGGTCGGCCGCGGGTTCGACGGTCGCGAGGGTTCCGCAACGGTCGCCGGGTCATCGATCGCCTCCGTCGGCGGTCGTCTCGAGGTCGTCCAGGGCCGCGGCTGCGGCGACCTGGAAGTCGGTGCCCGTGCGCTCGGCGTATCGGCGGCATACCTCGTTGATCGATTGCTGGCGCGACGACAGTAGCACTGGGTCGACGTTGTAGGGATTCGGCTGGTCGTCGTGGTACGGACTCGGCCGCCGCAGCTCGACGACACCGTCTTCACGGACGTGGAGCGAGAGCTCCCCCTGTCGGTGGACCTGGGTCATCCGCGGGCCTCCCCGACGAACACGGTCGGTTTCTCGTCGCAGTCGTGGTCGAGCGCTTGGGCCTTGGTTTTGAACTCGGCGTCGCAGTAGCAACAACGCATCATCGGTGGGCCTCCCAGTCGACGTCCGATCGTGTGACGGCGACGACGGCGGGCAGGCCGCGCGCTCCCTCGAGGTAGCACTGGAAGCACGCGAGGTCGGGCGAGCAGCCACAGCTATCGTCGCTGAGGGTCATGGTCGGGGTCGTGCCGGCACCGTTTTGTGCCGAGGGTGTTGATTCGTTCATGCTCGGTTGGTTCCGAGCACGGTCGGACGGTGTCCAAGCACCGTTCGGCCAGATCGCATTCTGACCGGCATCCCGTGCTCCTCACCACATCCTTGTATCCAAACCCACATAAGTCTTGTTACATTGTCCACATTGTAGTACAGGACACCGAAAGGTACTTTGGCCTGCCTGCTGGAAGGGACTTTGAAGGCATGGCCTCCCGATCATACGACCGACCAAACGTGGCGAACCAAGACTTCGACCCGACGGAACGACAGCGGCGCGTTCTTGATGTCTTCAAACAGGAGTATCAAGTCAACCCGCGACGGATCCGCGAGGTGACGGGGATCAAAAAACAGCGCGTGAACGACGAACTAGACGCGCTGATGAATGCGGGCTGGGTCGAAAAGCGAGCGCGCGGGCTTTACAGGCTCGTGTACAACGGGGAATGCTACGTCGAGCAAACGGTCCACTGCAAAGGCGAAGGCCCTCGGAGAGAACGATGAGTAGCGACGGGCAGAAGACGTTGGAGGTCCCGGAAACGGACCTCTACAAGGTGTACAGCCTGCTTGAAAGCGCGACCACGGCCGCGGCGGAAGGCAACCCGAACGGCTGTGCAACGCTCGCCAGTGACGCACAGCAGAAGGTCGCCGACATCCACGAGGAAGCCCATACGGTGCTCTATGGGACGGGCGGGCCATCACTGACTGACCACCGAGCGATCTGTCCCGAGTGCGGCATGGACACGGTTCACGCGGTCAAACGACGCCGACCATCCGAGCCCACCGAGACCAACGCGGCCCTCACTTGTGGGGCCTGCTCGTGGAGGGAAGAAACCCATGCCTGACCACGGTATCGATCGGTTACCCGACAAAGACGGCGGACAAGTGATCGACGGCTCCAGCCTCCCGTCGATGACAATAGAAAATCACGACAGCGACCCCGTAAGAGAAGCCCTAAACCGGGTGGAATACTTCGACCGCGTCGCGGTCGGAGAGGTCGACGGCTACGCTGTGCAACTAGTAGCGAAAGTAACTGACCAAGGACTCACGGGTGGCTTCACGCCGAAACTGACGATCACAGTCGACGGCGAGTGGGACCACGAGACGGGCACGTACCTGGGCGGGTCGACGATCCGTCGTGAGTTTGACACAGTTTGGGAGATGGACGCAGAATTCGGGGAACTGTGTCGGGAGCACGGCCTACTTATCGTACCGCCTGGCTGGCCTGAAACCAGCGAACAAGACGGGGGCGACCGATGAGCACGACAGCTGAAAGCGACGACGTCGGAAACGACGACCAAGCAATCACGATCGGCGAAACCACTGACGGTGACCCGTACACGCTCCCGGTTGAGGAGTTACTCACCGGGCGGCTGTTCGCGACCGGGAAATCAGGCGCCGGGAAGAGCAACACCGGCAGCGTCATCGCCGAAGAACTCCTCGAGCGCGGCCACCCGGTACTCGTCGTCGACGTCGACGGCGAATACTGGGGCCTCAAAGAGGAGTACGAGCTGCTGCACGTCGGCGCGACCGACGAGTGCGACCTCCAGGTCGGCGCCGAGCACGCCGGGAAGCTCGCCGAACTCGCCCTCGAGCAACGCGTCCCCATCATCCTCGACGTCTCCGGCTACGTCGATCCCGACGAGGCCGACGCGCTCGTTCGCGACACCGCCCACGAACTTTTCGCCCGCGAGCAAGACGCACTCCAGCCGTTCCTCTTCCTAGTTGAGGAAATCCACGAGTACCTCCCCCAGCAGGGCAGTCTCGGCGAGACCGGGACAGTGCTTCGCCGGATCGCCAAGCGCGGCCGCAAACGCGGACTCGGAATCGCCGGGCTCTCCCAGCGACCCGCCGACGTTGACAAATCGTTCATCACCCAGGCCGACCTCGTCGTCTGGCACCGCTTAACCTGGGAGAACGACACCGACGTCGTCAAACGCGTCGTCGGCAGCGAGTATGCCGATGCCGTCTCCGACCTCGCTGACGGTGAAGCGCTCGTCCAAGCCGACTGGCACGACGCCGACGTCGTGCCCGTGCAGTTCCGGCGAAAGCGCACGTTCGACGCCGGCGCGACGCCGGGGCTCGACGATGTCGACCGGCCGGAGTTGGAGAGCATCGACGCGGACCTCGTTGAGGAACTCGAAGCAATCAGTGACGAGCACGACCGCCGGCAGGACCGCATCGCTGAACTGGAGGCCGAACTCGAGGCGCGCGAAGCGCGCATTCACGAGCTCGAGGAGGAACTGGACGATGCCCGCGATCTTCAGCGCCTCGGGGAAGCGTTTATCGATGCCGCCGAGGACCGCGGCCCCTCGGGCAGCGACGTCGACACAGACCTCCTCGCGGAGAAGAACGACCGCATCCACACCCTTGAGTCCGAACTCGAGGAAGTGCGCGGCGATCGCGACGCGGCCGAAGAAAAAGTTGCCAGCCTACAGGGCGAGGTCGAGCGGCTCCGGTCCTACGAGGCGCGGGTTGACCAGGCCGAGGCTATCGAAGCGCAGTTGGAGCAAGCGCGCGACGTGCTCGGCGTCGATGTCGAGACGGCCGACCCCAACACCGCTTCGCAGGCCGAACTTGCGGCTGCTCGCGAGCGGATCGAGGAGCTCGAGGCCGAGAATGAACAACTCCGCAAGGGGTCCACAGGTGATGGGAGCGCTGACGTCGATGGGTTCGCCGCGCTGATAGCGCATGACGCCGTGCAGGCAGCCGTCGAAACCGCGGCAGAGAACGGTGACCGGGCGGGCGAGCACTACGATTCCGTGCTCCAGGTGCTTGCGAGCGCTGACGGCGGGCCGCTGGGTATCGATGAAATTGAGCCGTTGCTGGATGTGTCCGAGACCACGGTACGTGAGGTCTTGAAGGAACTCCACCGCAGCGGCGTTGTGCGTCGTGAGAAGGATGGTCGGAAGACCCGGTTCGCGCTCGATCGGGAGTTTTTGGAGCGTCGAATCGAGGTGGCCGAACTCGATGCCTGAACCGCGCGGGTGCCCGGTCTGTGACTGGCGCGGTGAGGTAACCCAGACACACGACCGAACGCACACGTATCACACGCATGTCATTGTCCGCGACGGCGAGATCTTCTCCGGAGACACGTGTAGTAAGCGGCGACAGCCACGCGATCCTGGGCTGCTCACCCGACTCTGGCGGTGGTTGCGGGCCGAAGGAGGTGATATTTCAGCTGGCGAGTTTTCCAAGTCCCGCTCTCGCGACCTCGACGAAGCCCTCGGAGGTGAGCGAGAGGTCCCCGAGTACGCGGAGCACGTCTCAATGGTCCCCGAACACATCCCGATGCAGATGCGAACAGACGACGAGTCGGATTCCGAAGACGAGTAGAGAACTGCTCGGATACCTGTGCTCTCTCCAGAGAACGTAATCGAGATCCGCGCGAAGGCCGACACCGTATAAGGTATCGTACTAAACTGCCCAAAACTTTATTAGCTCTCCCCCTATAGTACCATACGTGATGGAGACCGAAACCCCAGGCGACGACGCAGCCCAGAACGACGACCACCCGGCCGCAGCCATCGACACCATCGTCGTCGACCCCGACGACGTCGTCGACGCGATGCGGCGGAACCACCGCGACCAAGACGAGCAGCACAGCCACGTCCTCCGCGTCACGACGCCGCTGCAGGGCGAGCGCCGCGCGAAGCCACACGTCTCGGAAGCGCACACCTACTACCCGTCGGAGCTAAGCCAGAAGCCGATCCACATCGGGCCGGAATGGTTCATCATCGGGGACGACGCCGGCAGCCGGCACCCCGACTGGCGGAACGAGTGGGCTCACCCCACCATTCCCGAGGGGCGGTCGCTGTTCCGCGACCAGTTCGACCTGTACAACGAGCGCGGCGCGAACCGGCCGCTGACCGACGGCGAGGAAGCCGAGTGGGACGAGTGGTGGGAGACTGTCGTCGAAATTTGGGCAGATCGTGTCCGGACCGCACTCGAGAGCACGGAGGAGCTGACGCTCACGAGCCATCACCCGGACGTCGACGACACGACTGTTAACGTCCGAATTGAGGAGGACGACGCACAATGACCACCTCCCAGAACGACCAGCGCGCCGGGTACGTCGACGACGCGATCATTGAGGACGCCCTCGCCCAACACGACGACCCCGACCACCCCGACGCACTCACCGTCGACGAGGTCCGCAAGCTGCTCGCCCACGTTCAGCACGACACTGAAGCGGTATGGAGCCAGTGGATAGACAACATCAAGCTCGAGAGCAATGACACCCGCGTCGTCGCAACCGACGATGACGTGGTCGTCCTCGATACCGGCACGCACGACACCACCCGGCGGGCACTCGAGACCTACGACGGCCCGGTCACGGTCGACGAGATCGCCGAGCGGGTCGTCTCGTCGATCCACCACCGCGTCGCAAAGCAGATCGACCGCGAGCACTCCTGGGAAGTAACCTGGCCGCGCGTCGTCCGCCTCCCCGCAGACGACGAGGCTCGCCAGCGCTTCGTCGATGCCGCCGAGGAGCGCGATGACTGACGTCGAGGCTGCGGTCGAGCAGCTCGCCGACGCCGGCCTCCTCACGAGACGGCAGGCCCAGGCGTACGTACTCCGGGAGATCGAGGCTGTCCCGCGCGACGGCGCAGCGCAGTGGATGGGCGTCGCAAAAGGCACGATGGACGACTACCGGCGGGATGCCGAAGAGAAGGTCGAGTCGGCCGAAGCGACGCTCGACGTCATCGACGACCTCCGCTTCGCGGAGATCCCCGAGGCGTGCAGCCGGTGCGGCAGCGCACTCGGCGGGACGTGGACGACGACGGATGACGGCGCTGCGTTGTGCCTCGAATGTGGCGGTGTCGACCGCGACGACGTCTAACCCCGGCTGCCGTGGGCGTACGCCGCGGCGCTCGACAACGCGAACGTGAAACTTCTGGGAGTCTAACGTTATCTCTACCCCATATCCCAACCTTAGAGATAATCAAACCCTCCTAACGTTATATCATCCTGTTTACGCTCGTCGACGTATTCGGTAAGCTGGTACCGGTACTCGCCGACGGTCGCGTCGAGCACGTCATCGCGGCAAAGTCTGCCGAGCCACGGGTGCACGTACTGCATCGGGAGCTCGACGTCGAGCGCTGGGTGCTCGTGGATCTCGCGCCGAATCACGGGGCCGGATAGCCCCTCGTGGTGGGACTCGAGAACGGTTCGGACAGCGCGCTCGATCGCCTCGCGCTCGTAGGCCTCGAGTGCCTCGTCGCGCATACCGGTTCGTGGGGTTGGGTGGGGTGTAGGGTTGGTGGGGTGGGTTCGTGGCTTCCGTGCAACCGGTGGTTTCCGGGGTGTCAGACGAGCGTCGCACGGTGATTTCTCGAATGACGAGTTCCGGTGTAGTGGTTTCCGGATTCGGGTCGGTTCAATACTTACCGCGTCCGCGAGTCGGGTGGTGTATGGCGTTGACAGAATGGAGTCACTGCCCAGAATGCGAATCGACCGCAGTGAACGTGACCGTGTACAGTTCGGCGGAGATGGAGCTTGAGTGTACGCGGTGTGGGATGGTCGAGGTGACGTCGTTCTCCCCTATCCCGGTGTAGTTACCCCTCGAGTTCGTCGAGTGGTGGGAGAAATTCGTCGAGGGCGACGCGCATGACGTCGCTTTGGTTGGGTTGGAATTGGTGTGTGTCGCTGGCCATGTAGGTTTCGAGGCGACGTTCGAGGTCGTCGTCGATGCGGAACGTGATCTGCTTGGCCATCTGTGCTTGGGTGACCGTGCTCATGTCCATTGACCATTTGTAATGCAATTATTTAATGGTTTGCCATAGTTGGTTGGCTGACAAAAGACTTAATTACATTGCGGTTAACGAATTGCATCGTAAGACATGGACGACCGCTACACCAGCATCACAGTCAGCCAGGAAATAGCCGACGCCCTCCACGACCGCAAAGAGCGGACCGAAACCTGGGACGACTTCTTCACAACCCGATTCAACCTCGACCTCGACGACCAACATCCGCACCCCGAGGCCAGCGATGCCTGAATCCCACCGACCCCTAGCTCTCGCCGGCGTTCGACGCGGGTTCGACTCCCGCGAAGGGCTCTCGGGCCACCACGCGCCCCGCAACTCACCTCCCACCCCGGCTCAGCGTCGACGGGGCGGTGTGGTCGGCCCACCCCTACCCACCGACGAGGCCTCGCACACTCTCAGCCACCCACACGCTCCATCCCCTCAGCGTTCCCGATCGACCATCGGCACCCACAGGCGCGGCTGGCTGAGCCGCCCGCGTTCGAATCGCGGCGAGGCCACTCCCAGCAACTACTATGAATAACGAGCGAGCCAGCCAGGAGAAACCCCCTGGCCACGACCCCAACAGAACCACCGACGACCCCGACCCTGATAAAGGGTCAGCGTCCCCCACCGAGTCGCTCGAGGAACTCGTCGAAACCGTCGACCGACAAGAGCTCAGAAGCCGACAACGTTCTCGATCCACCACCGACAACCGCCGGATGAAACGCTGCCCCAGCTGTGGGAGCGTGAAAGTCAAACGAAAGCTCGACAAAACGATCGCGCAAGGCAAACAACGTCCGGGGGACTATCGGTGTGACGGCTGCCACCATCATTTCAACCAGCCCGACAACCCCCCAGATCGTCGCGATCGCCGCGTGGAGCTTCGCCGCGACAGCATCGATGCCGTCCGCGGGGACGCCGGCGTCGGCGACCAACGCGAACGCCCCAGTGGGGGGTGTCGTCACTCCGAGGACGCGTTGCCCTGTTGGGACTGCATGAGCGAGCCGGAGGCCGATCGATGAGTGTTGAATCGGACAGCGGCAGGCTTGAGCAAGTTGCTGCACGCCTGGAACTGGCAGGCATGGACCTCCAGAACGGTGAGGTGCATCAGGCCGGAAAAGAGATACAGGACGCAGCCGAGGCACTGCAGCAGTACCTAAACCAAGAGGGCGACCGATGACGGCTGGTACCACGGAGATCGACCCCCGGCACGCCGCCCGGCTCGCCGACCGCCTCCGCAGCCTCATCACGAAAGCCGAGCCGGCACTCCAGAAGGACGAGCTCGAGACGCTCAGCCAGACGGCGAGCTTCCTCGACGACGCCGCTGGGGTTGAGCGTGGAGAGCGAGTGATGGAGAGGCCGACGACCGGCAAAACGTACGTCGTCCACAGATGGATCGAGCTTGGCGACGCCGGGGTTATCGCGCTGGAGTCGGAGCCCGCAGCGCCAGAGAAAATTGAGGCCGAGGACGGGGGTGCTGGATAATGCCGCTCGTCCGCGAGCACGGCCGCCTCGAGGACGACGACCGTGCGTGCGAACACCCCAGCCCGTGCGAGACGTCGGCCGTCGCCCGGGTCCCGAACCCCGTCGAGATCACCGCCGCCGGCATCGACCTCTGCCCCTACCATCTCGCGCTGTGGGCCGACACACGCGGCAGCATAGAAACACTCCGGGAGCTCGACGTCGCCGACCTCGCTGCTGACGACCGCTGGCTCTCCCTCGACGCCGCCCCGCCCCGGCTCGAGCACGACGCCGACTGGCATCGGCTCGGCGTCGACCACCAAGGGCTCGCACACTACTACCAGCCCGGCCCCGAACGCGAGGAGGCCAATTGTATCGCCACGGTCGACCAAAGCCTCGACGTCGTCGACACCTACGGCCTCCCCCCAGACATCGCCCTTAACCGCTGGATCGGGTACTGGATCGAGTACGTCAACGAGCTCCGCGGCTGGGTCGCACTCGAAGACAACCCCTTAGAGGACCCTTCGGAGGCCGCGTCCAAATGACGAATCCGTTCACGAAGTCGCTCGACGAGTTCCGCGGCCAACACGTCCGAGCAGTGTCACACGACGGCCGCACATACGAGGGCTTCGTCGAGCGGCTTCACCACCACAACCGGCACGTCGTCCTCCGCGGCGCCACCACCGACGACGGCACATATGTCGGTCGAGTCCTCGTGAGTCACGTCGACGTCCTCGAAACCACGGAGCCGACCGGACGCGTCGAGCGGATCGCGCTACACGCGATCGAACCGGCGCCGTACCACGCCCGCGAGTTCGACGCCGCCGATGATCGCGGCTACATCGCCCGCGTTCGCAGCGACGGCTGGGCCGGCTCGTTCCCAACCGTCCGACCAACTTGCGGCGACGGCGACCTCGAGCATCCGGGCGACCGCGGGTTCGAGATCGTCGAGGGCCACAAGCGGATTTGGGTCGCCAACGAAGCCGGCCTCAACTCTCATCCCGTCCACATCATCGAGATCGACGATTGGACCGCCACCAGGCGGTTCGCCGCTGACCATCTCCCAACCGAATCCGACCTCCGCGGAAACGGCGAAAGCCACGACGGCTACTACACCCACGTGGAGATTGAGGCCGCGATCAACAGTCTCCTCGAGCGCTGGAGCGGGCGGGCGCTAGATATTGATCGGGTTGTGTTCAACGTTGCTCGGTTGGACCTCCAGCATGTCGTCAAACGCACACGTGACGTCGACGAATCCATCGAGGAGATCCATGGCCGTCACGACGATGGCGGTGACCGTGAGGGCTATCCGTGTATAGAGTGCGGTAGAGAATTCGACAGTCCACGCGGGCTCGCAATTCACCGAGGCCACAAACACAAGCACGGTACCACGAAGTCACGAGATGTCGTCGACACCCCTGGGGATGAGAGCGAGAGCGACGACGATCGGGACGCGGATGGGTCTGCGTCCGAGGAGTTGCTCGAGACCGTCGGAGGTGCCGAGTCGTGACCAACGAAGTCACGGTCATCGATCTCTTCGCCGGCGCCGGCGGCCTCTCGACCGGCATCGCCTCCGCCTGCGAGGACCTCGACCTCACACCCGGACGCGACCTGGAGCTCCACGCCGTCAACCACTGGGAGCCCGCCATCGCCACCCACGAGGCCAACCACCCGTGGGCAGAACACAACCACGCCAAAATCGAGGAACTCTACCCCCCAGCGGTCGCCGAGCCCGGCGAGGTGACGCTGCTGGCGGCTGGTCCCGAGTGTACGCACTTCTCGACGGCCCGCGGCGGCAAGCCCGTCAGAGAACAGAAACGCGCGAGCGCATGGCACGTCCTCGACTGGATCGAGAAGCTCCGCCCCAGACACATCCTTCTCGAAAACGTCCCCGAATTCCGCGACTGGGGCCCGATCAAGGACGAAGCGCCGACCCGCGACGGCTCGATTTTCGAGCGATGGATCGGGATGCTCGAAGCGTTCGGGTACTCCGTCGTCTACGACACCGATACCGATGCCTACGGCGTCACGCTCAACGCGGCCGACTACGGCGACCCACAGAGCCGCCGCCGGCTATTCATCCTCGCATCCCGCGAACAGCGACCCACTGTCCCCGATCCGACCCACGATGACGACGATCCCGAAAAGCCCGACCGCCGTACAGCCGCCGAAATCATCGACTGGTCGACCCCTGGTGAGAGCATCTGGACGCGCGACCTCGAGAACCCCCGCGTGCAGCCACTCTCGACAAACACCATGCAACGGATCGCCGAAGGGATTCAGCGCCACTGCGACCCCCGGCTCGAGCCGCTGGCCAACGCTGTCCAAGAGATCGGCGGCGACGAACTGACCGCGCTCCGCGAGCAGGCCGTGCCCGCCGCCGACGCGACGACCGTCGCGGCAGCAGTCGATGAGCCGTTCCTCGTCGCCCGCGGGCTTCAGGTCGACGACACGACGGGCTTCTGCCTCCGGCAGCAGTCCGGCGGCGTCCCGTCCGGGCTCGATGGCCCGCTGCCGACCATCTCCGCAGCGGGAGCGATCGGCCTCACGACTATCGATTCGATGTCGCTAATTATGCCGCGGAACGGCGCCCATCGCGGGCTGCACAGTAACCCGTTGTATCGGCCCGCACAGCGTCCGCTGCATACCGTCACGGCACAGAACACTGACGGCTATCTCATCTCGTCGTCGCTGATTCACTACTCGCACGGAGGCTCAATGCCGCCACTCGACAATCCACTCCCGACCGTTGCCACCGAGAAAGGCGGCGCATTCGGAGTTGCGCAGTCGTACCTGTGTCCCATGTACTCCTCACGGGCAGGACGACGGCCACGCACCCGGTCGGTCACCCGCCCATTGATGACCGTCACCGCGCGAAAAGCAGCGCCAGCAGGGCTCGCCACGCCGTTCCTCGTCGACTACCACGGCCAGAGCGACGTGCGAGCCCTGTCGCGGCCGCTCGGGACCGTCGAAACGAAGGACCGCTACGCACTGTGCGTCCCGGAGGCGTGGCCGTGGGGCCTCGACATCGGCTACCGGATGCTCCAGCCGCGGGAGCTGAAACAGGCCCAGGGCTTCCCGGCGGACTACCACCTGGCGGGCGACACGAAAGCCAAGGTGACCGCCCAGATCGGCAACGCCGTCCCGGTAAACCTCGCGCGAACGCTCGCCGGCCACCTCCTGGTGGACGAGACACCCAGCCTCTCGACGTATGGCTGCGGAATCACACCCACCGACGGCGTCGACGTGCCGAGGTATACGGAGGTATTGTCTGATGACTGACTCCGTAGAGATCGTTGTTGAGTTCAACCAGCGGTTCACGGTGACGCCGCCGGACCAGATCGACGACCAGGCCTACGCAAAGCTGTGGTTCCGGAACACGTGCGGCGAGATCGGTCGCGACGTGCTGGACACGAAGAACGGTGATAACTACGAGGTAATCGAGGTACGGGAGGCCGACGATGACTGACGGTCAATCTGTCGGAGATACTGAACGGTCGCTTCAGGAACGCATCGAGGAGGAAATGTTCGTCGACCCCGACCGCTACTACCTCTGCGTATCTTGTGGCCGACTCAAGCACGAGGACTTCTTTGCCGAGGGCGCCCGTACCTGCGACGTTTGCCACGAGGCAGGCCAGTATTCGGTCGACTGGCAAGAGGCTCCCGACGGTGACGGCTATCTATATTGCGCCGACGCAAACCAGGAGAAGACGAAGCCTTCCGGCGACGAAAATGCGCTCATTTACGAAGACGAGTACCTCACGATTCGGAACCATCCGATGGCTCCCGGAGCGGTGAGCGTTCAGGTCGGCGACCAATCCCCGACCATCACCGATGCAAGGGATGTCTTCGAGGCGCTCGGAGCGTTTCTCCGGTCAGTTGAGCCGGGTATCAAGCGGGAGGCCGGTGGCGATGACTGACGGTCAATCGCAGGACGGTACGGAATGTTGGCTTGAAACGGAAGCTGAGGTGTCTGATGCGAAGCCAGAACCGGCGGCTCACGTACTCAACTCCGTCGCAAATGCACTTGAGAACGCACCTGGAGGCCGACGCTACGATGTTGAACTGACCGTGGAAGAACGGTGTGTAGAGTCAGGGATTGGGCAGGAGGCCGATCGGTGATGACTGAACAATCGACCCGGACGCGGCCGAGCTACAAACGCGAGCTGCTGGAGGACGCGAAGGACGCCGAGATTCCCGTTACCGAGGTCAATGTCAACGAAAGCGGTAATGCGACGCGCGTCCACGCTATCCAAGAGTGCGACGGCGATGCATATCGCGTGCAGATCACGTATGACGAACGGGTGGATTCGCCGCCAAGCGTTCAGTTCGGGAGGTGTTACTGGGACGCTGACGTCGCCGTAATGCGGGACTGGTCGAGTCTCGCTACAGGCTCGCTCGCGGGTCCGTATGACTTGGCGTCATGGGAGTCGCTGTTCACCGTATTCAACGCGGCGCTCCGTGTCTACAATCGACAGATCCGCGACGACGTGAGGACAGCGGGGACCGACCGATCTGGGGGTAGCGACTAACATGGCTGGCGCCAGATATGAACGCCAACTCGTCAACACCCTCACAGACCTCGGGTGGGGCGCGCTCCGCGTCCCGACGAGCGGCAGCGCCACCAGCCGCGACCTCCCCGACGTCCTCACCGGCCGCCCCCACCCGGACGCGACCGACGTTGCGAACAGCGAGGCGTACGCAATCGAAGTCAAAACAACCAGCGGCACCACAGCCTACACCAAACGCGACGAACTCAACGCGCTCACCCGATTCGCCAGCGCCTTCGGCGCCCAACCCCTCGTCGCGGCGTACTTCAAACAACAAGGCGGTGCACGGTCCCGCTATTACCTCGTTCCACTTGAGGAGCTCCGGATGACCGATCAACACGGCGGCGTCCCCGAAGCGAATGCCACCGACCGCGCCCACTATATCGCCTATCCATCGACCCCAACCCAAGACCCCGTTCTCGAGACCGACCCCGGAGTCACCGCTCAAGGAGCCCCTCAGCCATGATCGTCACCTGCCTGGATTGTGGATACGCGAGCAGGGTCGCCGCCAGCGAGATCACAGACATCGAGTGGCGATGCCCACTCTGCGACGGGGAGATGCAGCCATGAGCACTGGGCTTGACGACGCCAGACCCGCCACGATCGATGACCGGATCCGGGAGCTTGAAGAGGTCGAGGCAGAGCTCCGGCTCGTCGCGTCAACGGACTGTAGCTATGCGGAGTACGCGCGCCGGTGGCTGCACGCGCTCGAGGAGGCCCGCGATGAGTAACAGTCAGTCTCCAGGCGGCACGGTTCGATCTCTGCCGGACCCATATGACGCGGACGATGCGCTGCACATCGACGAATTCCCACCCTACAACGGAGACAGACATGCAGCATTCGCGTTTGATGACGAGGGCAACCGGTACAAAGTCTTTTCGCGAGATTTTAACGCGTTGACCGAATTTTTCCCTGAGGAGAAATGGCGGGAGAACGTCTTACCGGAGCGGGACGGTGTCGGTGAGGCGTGTGCTGGCTGTGGTAGGACAATCGAGTGGGACGCGATCATCGTCAACTCGGCGTATCATCTCCGGTGCTACGTAGACGAGGCTGCTGAGCGCTCCGACGGAGGTGCCATACCGTGAGCGATCGCGATCTATCCACGGGCATCCGGCAGGTCTTCGGCGACGTCAAGGAAGGCACCACCTGCCGGATCTGCGGGCGAGACGTCACAGACGGCCGGATGAAGTACTGCTCGAAGTACTGCTCGAACCTCGCCAGCGCCGTCATGGGCCTCTTGAATTGGACGACGGTCCGCCGCCGCATCATCGACCGGGACGACGAAACCTGCCAGCACTGCGACTACGACCACACTCGAGAACGACACGCTCGCCGCCACATCAAGGCTCGGATCCACGAGCAGCTGCCCGACCGGCCACGAGGCCCGAACTTACTCGAACTCGGCCCGGGAGAGATTGAGCAGTCCGAAGTCGTGGAGCACAACGAGGCCATGGCGTCGTGGCAACAGCAGCGAAACGAACTCGGAGAGCGATACGGCAACCCGCACGAATACGCCCGACGGCTCGAGGTCGACCACATCCAGCCGATCACAGACGGCGGACACCCGTTCGACCCCGCGAACCTCCAAACCCTCTGCTCAGACTGTCACACGAATAAAACAGCAACAGAAGCAAGCGCACGCGCCGAAACCCCGACGCGGAACGAGTTGAACCAATCCCTGTTTGAGTACGTCGCGACCGACGGAGGCGCCGGGCGATGAATAGTGAGAAAGCGGCCCACGTCCGAGACGCGATAAACGGCCTCCCCACTGTGGCCCACGACCCCAGGATCTCGCCGAACTACCCAAGCGACGGCCACACCACCGTCACCCGCGGAAGGACACAGTGGACCCATACCGGCGAGTGCGTGAAGCTGAAAGAGTACGCGTTCCGGCCCGCGCGGATCAACGAGGCCGGTGAGATCGCCTTCGGCGACGGCCCCATGCAACCGTGCTATGAAGTCGTCCTCCAGCCGTTGAGTATCCCGACCCGGCCACGCCCCACAATCAGCATCCCACCGGCGGTCGTCCACGAGATTGCGAAATACAACTGTCGGCTCCGCGTCACAGCTGGCCTTCGTGGCGAATACACGCCCGGGACCATCCGCATCCGGGACGACTGGCAACACGAACTGACACAGGACGGCGACGGCGATCGCTGCCCCGCGTGCCGGTGTACCCGGTTTACACTCGCTGATGGCGTTCCGGTGTGTGAGCGCTGCGGTACACGCCTCACCGACCGAGAAACAGCCGCCGGTGAACGGGAGGCGATCCAGCAATGACCGACGATTCTACCGGGCGCCTTCGGTACACCTGTAGCAACTGCGGGGCATACTACAATCAGGACATCTCCGCTGCCGGGAAGTGTCCCGTGTGCCAGAACCGTGGGCAAATCGATCGCATTAAGCGCTGGATTACGGGGTGGACGGATGAATAGCGGCACCCAGCGCGAGTGTATCCACTGCAACGGTCCAGCAAATCACAAACACGCCCACACCGGGGAACTGATCTGTTGCGGCCATGCATCCATGGATATCGACGCCGACCCGATCAAGGACGGCCATTCGTGCGAGAAATTCTACACTGTCAAGAGAATAGTGACAGATGTACAATGCGAACACTACGACACGAAGTGTTCCTCAGACGAACTCGTTTCGTGCAACGAAATTGCCAAGTGGCGGATAACAACCAGCCGGTTCCCGGACGACCCGACCGATCCGTCACACCCCGGCGCGCCGACCGCGACGCGGTACTGTCCCGAACACTTCGCAGATCGGCTGGATAGGATCCTCATGGAGGCCGACGGAGAAAAATTGGAGGTGCGCCTCCGTGACTGGTGATCAATTCGCGGAGGACGTCGTGGCGGAGATTCGGGACATTCTCGACATCGACGAGGACGAAATTCTCACCATCCAGACGCCGCAGTTCGAGCGAGCGGACGACGTCGAGGCCGGCAGACCGCCACTCACGGCGGACGCGATGGATCGACTCACACACGCCGACGAATCGGACCTACAGGATCTCGGGCTCCGCAAGTGGTCCGACGAATCGGGGTTGTGGCTACTCCCCTACAAGTGGCACCCGCACCTCCCGCCGGAGTATCCGCTGTTGAGTATCCTCGATGAATGGACGTCTCGCAGCGAGATGCCCGCCAACCCCGACAAGCGCTTCGGCGTGCTTGCGGTAGGGATTGCTCCTGAATTTGAGAAGCAAAACGACCGTCCATTAGAGCCCGACACCGACCGGGAGGTCAGCTGATGCTGTTCAAAGACTACCACATTCCGCAGATTCGGTCGGGGAGTAAGACGGTGACCCGGCGGGAGTGGGCCGACAACTACCACGGCCCGAACGTCGGGACGGTCGTCG